GGAGTGATATGGTGACTTACGATGAGGCATTTATAGAAGAGTGGCTTAACTCACCACAGACTTCTCTATATTATGCCCTGCAAGTAATGGGAGACACACAGGATAAGACAGATGCTTACGCAGCACTAGAAGATACTGAGGTCAACGATTATTTAGCAGATATTATGAGTAATAAACCAGACGAAATAGCTTGTGATTGTCAACAATGAATCCCTATATAAAACTACTGTCCCGGAAAAGATCTTGGACACCTGTACAAACTACCAAAGGAAAACTAAAAGAAGGTGCAGAAGAAACCATCTACCGTGCTCTTGCAATACGCCATATGGAGTTACCAGTTGGCGAGTTCATTACAGACGCACTTGGTAAAGAAGTTCCCGACGCTGCTAGAGCACTTCTAGAAAGCAACGTCAAAGATGAGATCAAACATGATCTTGCACTTGGCTACATCACCAACGCTCTAGGCGTAGATGACAAAGCCGAAGCCGAAGCATTACGCTTACGTGCAGCATGGGAACAACATCCAGACCATACAATTTGTAAAGCGTTAGTAGCAGAGAGAGCAATTTTCTTTGTGCTACTACCATTCTTTAGATTCTGTGGAGACGCAGGACTACGTACAGTATCAGCAGACATCTCTCGAGATGAGCAAGTACATGTAGCAACAAACAGTTTAGTATGTTCAGAGCTAGGACTAACACCTAGTAAATCTCTTGACATGTTAAGGAAGGCTACTATAAACTGGGTCATGGAGCCACTAAAAGAAAGTTCCGATAAATATTTGGACAAAAAATTTTGGCTCGATGCCAGCGACAGACTAATGTACGAAGGCAAAGCACCACAGTTCCAATCAACCAAGGCAGCTAGAATGCCTGCATTTTTTGAACACTCAAATGTCAATCTCCCTCAATACTCTTAAGCTACATAACGATAGACTTGACGAGTTACTAAAGAAACTAGAAGCTGACTTTGGGTGGAAACCAATTCACCCATCAGAACCAATCGAGTCAATCATGTACAGAGCTGGACAAGCGAGTGTGATTGACTACATAAAATCAATAGAAGAGGACGAAATCTAATGTGTATATTCGGAGGGGGAAACCCTGCTCCACCACCACCAGCTCCATTACCACCACCACCACCAGTGCCACCAGCACCTCCAGCTCCATTGCCAACACCTGAACCAATGGATAAGCAAGTTAACCCTAAAGTTATGATGACTAAATCTAAGAAAGCTAAGGGTGAGTTTGCAAAAGGAACTTCACAGTTAAAAATACCTCTTGGTTCAAAAGTTAACACTGGACAGTCAGGTCCAGCCGGAGGACTTAATCAATGATGACAGCACGTAAGAGGTATGAACAGTTAGCTACAAGTCGTAGAGATTTTCTAGACAAAGCAGTTGAGTGTTCAGAACTTACGTTGCCTTATCTAATTCAAGACGATCTATCGTCTAGACCAAACCACGAATCTCTGAAAGTACCATGGCAAAGCATAGGTAGTAAGTGTGTAGTCACTCTTGCAGCAAAACTTATGCTTGCAATTCTTCCTCCTCAAACTAGCTTCTTCAAGCTACAGCTACGAGAAGATAAGTTAGGTGAAGAGTTTACGCCAGAAGTAAAAGGAGAGTTAGACCTATCCTTCTCCAAAATGGAGAGAATGATAATGGAATACATCGCAGCCTCAAATGATAGAGTAACGATTCATCAAGCACTCAAGCATTTGATCGTTGGTGGTAACGCCCTTATCTTCATGGGTAAAGATGGTCTAAAAAATTATCCGCTTTCAAGATACGTTGTTTCTCGTGATGGAAACGGTAACGTTATAGAGATAGTTACAAAAGAACTAATCAATAGAAAAGTAATGGAGATCGACATCCCAGACCCATTACCAAACACAGGGATAGATGAGACTAAAACCACGGACAAGGATGACATCGAAGTATACACTTGTGTCAAATTAATAGATGGTAGGTGGGTATGGTACCAAGAAGCATTCGATAAGATACTTCCCGGTAGTCGTAGTACTGCACCTAAGAATGCAAGTCCTTGGTTAGTGCTCAGATTTAACACAGTTGATGGAGAAGACTATGGTAGAGGCAGAGTTGAAGAGTTTCTCGGAGACCTTAAAACAGTTGAGGGATTATCTCAAGCGCTTGTTGAAGGCGCAGCAGCAGCCTCGAAAGTAATCTTCCTAGTCAGCCCATCTTCCACAACAAAGCCACAGACTATTGCTAAGGCTGGTAATGGTGCCATTGTATCTGGACGTGCAGAAGACGTACAGGTAGTACAAGTGGGTAAAACAGCCGACTTCTCTACTGCTGCAAACATGGCTAATCAGATAGAGAAAAGATTACTCGAAGCATTCTTAGTGATGAACATAAGACAAGCGGAACGAGTAACAGCAGAAGAGGTACGACTCACACAATTAGAACTTGAACAACAACTAGGTGGTATATTTAGTTTGTTAACTATTGAGTTTCTAATACCTTATCTAAATCGTACACTCTTAGTTCTACAACGTACTAATGAAATACCTAAACTACCTAAAGATATAGTCAGACCTACAATCGTAGCTGGTATAAATGCATTAGGTAGAGGACAGGATAGAGAATCATTAACACAGTTTATTGGTACTATTGCACAGACATTAGGACCAGAAGCATTGATGAAGTTTGTAGAACCATTAGAGGCAATCAAGAGACTAGCAGCAGCTCAAGGTATAGATGTACTGAATCTTATTAAGACTCAGGAACAGATAGACGGAGAGATGCAAGCCCAGATGCAGATGCAACAGCAACAAGCTTTAGCCCAGCAAGCTGGTCAGTTAGCTAGTTCACCTATGATGGACCCCTCTAAGAATCCAGCAATGGAGGCAGCTATGCAAGAAGGCATGGCAACAGAAGAACCACCTATTGAGGAATAATGGCAGAAACATTATCTTATGAAAACGCTCCAGAAACAGAGGTTCTTTCACCCGAAGAACAGGACTCTCTTGAAGTAGGAGAAAAGCTAATAGCAGAACAAGAAGGATTATTAGCAGGAAAATATAACAGCCCGAAAGAGCTGGAAAAAGCATACTTAGAATTACAAACAAAACTTGGGCAAACCGAAACAGACCAAGCAGGAGAAGAAGCAGGAGAAGGAGAAGCAGAAGGAAGTGATGAGGAGGTATCTGAAACGACTCCTGCATTCGATCTGATATCTAAAGCTTCGGAAGAATACTATGCTAACGACAATTCTTTATCAGCAGAAACTATAGAAAAGTTTTCTGAAATGAGTAGCACAGATATTGTCAATGCATACATCAAGTCTATAAAAAATGCTCCTGCACAACAGCAAGCAGATGTAGACATACCTGATGCAAAGGTAAATCAAATCCAAAACTCTGTTGGTGGTGAGAAACAGTTTACAGAAATTGTATCTTGGGCTGCCAACAACTTACCTGAAAAACAGGTACAAGCTTATGATAATTTAGTTGCTTCAGGAAATGTAGAAGCTATTACCTTAGCTATACAAGGATTGAAAGCACAGTACGATAACGCGTTTGGTAACGAAGGAAGAACTCTACAAGGTAGATCTCCTCGTAACAGCGATGGTATATTCAAATCACAAGCTGAACTTATTTCCGCTATGTCTGACCCTCGTTATGAATCTGACGAGGCATACAGAGATAGTGTTATGGATAAATTAAACGCGTCAGATCTTAATTTCTGATGTTTAAACCACCACATTGGTTTTATAAAAATACTAAATTTCCAGAAAAAGAAATTGACCAAGTTATCAACAAGTTAAAACAGAAGTTAGCTGAAGAGGTAATAGAAAACAACCCTTTATTAACCTCTTTCTTTCTTACACAGTTTCAACGACCTGATAAAATTTGGAACGAAAAGTATTCAGAACTTATGGAAGGGGTGGTAAAACAATTAGGTGTATATACAACTTGTAGATACAACTATGAATATTGGTCACAGTATTATCAAAAAGATATTGGACACTATTGCCACCATCATGCCAGAGGTAACTTAAATGCTTTTGGTCAACTCTCTTGGGTTCATTTTCTAAGAACTACAGGAAACAAACCTTTTGTTTTTTTAGATAGAACCGGTAATACTTATACGCCTAAACAAGATCAAGGAGATTTACTTATCTTTCCATCTTGTATATGGCACGAAGTAAAACCTAATACAACTAATGATAAGAGATTTGTAGTAGCTGGAAACCTGTGGATTACTGATCTCGAAACACTATGAAAACAAAAGATTTAGACACGCTACTCGAAAACGAGTACGCTTACGAACCACCAATTAGATTAATTACTATGTCACACCACAACACAAACCCAATCTTTACACATGAAGCAGAACGTTTTAATGGCTGGGCAGCTATGCTTGGCTTCGTTGCTGCTGTTGGTGCTTACGTCACCACTGGGCAAATCATCCCCGGCGTATTCTAAGCCGAGGCGCATCGAACCATACAAGTGGAAGATGACTTGCTTTGATTTTCAACACGCAAGATACAAAGTACTATTGGATGAGGACTTACCTATGAAAGAGAAGTATCAACTCATCCAATTCTTCCTTTCTAAAGTAGAGGAGGAATGCGATAACATACATTCAAGCTAATGACCACCCCCCGATTAGAATTATTGTTTCCTACTCCTATTGTCATTGCACAAGTAGAAAGGCATAAAGAATATAAGGAAAAGTTTGTGCCTCTTTTAACTCAAATGAAATTAGAGGCACCTAATCAAGCAGCTCCTTGGGCTAAACTAGAACATACATGGACATCATTTTCAAATGATACTGGATTAACTGTATGGGATGAACAGTTTGAAAAACTTGTTCACGAATATCTTGACTATCTACAGGGTTATCCTATAGAATTTGAGATAGAAATTGATGGATGGTTTAATGTCCATGACTCGACTATGTATATAGAACAGCACGAACATTTCCCATCTATAATTTCAGGTATCTATTATTTACAACTTGATGATACTAACGACTATCCAGCAACTTTTGTAAATCCTTTTACTAAAGATTTAGATAGATGTAATGCTAAAGGAATTGAGTTTGAGGCTAAGTGCGATGCACTAAGAAGTCATACCTTTCCTAACTACCTCAATATAAAAGAGGGAGATGTAGTATTATTTCCATCATACTTATCACATTTAGTTAGACGTTCTAGAAGTGTCCATGATAATTTCAGGATATCTTATGCGTTTAACATAGAAAACAAAACCTCATACAAGAATTAATCACATGGCAGCAATCTCATTACAAAGAGACACTACTACCAACTGGGAGAAGTTTTGTAACTGGGTTACTAGCACAGACAACCGCCTATACGTAGGATGGTTTGGTGTGCTAATGATTCCATGCTTACTAACTGCTACCGCATGTTTCATAATCGCCTTTATCGCAGCACCGCCTGTAGATATAGATGGCATACGTGAGCCAGTTTCCGGCTCGTTAATGTACGGGAACAATATTATATCGGGAGCAGTCGTCCCAAGCTCTAACGCAATCGGACTACATTTTTACCCAATCTGGGAAGCCGGGACACTGGACGAGTGGCTATACAACGGTGGACCATATCAACTCATTGTCTTCCACTTCTTAATAGGAGTAGCAGCATACGCTGGTAGACAGTGGGAACTATCATACAGACTAGGTATGAGACCATGGATATTTGTGGCATACACAGCTCCATTGTCAGCAGCTCTAGCAGTATTTTTAGTTTATCCATTTGGTCAGGGGTCATTCTCTGACGGTATGCCTTTAGGAATCAGTGGAACATTCAACTTTATGTTTGTCTTCCAAGCAGAACACAACATCCTCATGCACCCATTCCATATGCTCGGCGTTGCAGGGGTCTTTGGTGGTGCTTTGTTTGCTGCTATGCACGGAAGCCTTGTTACTTCCTCAATCATTCGGGAGACCACGGAAACTGAATCACAGAACTACGGGTATAAGTTTGGTCAGGAAGGCGAGACTTATAACATAGTTGCTGCACACGGATACTTTGGTAGACTTATATTCCAATATGCTTCTTTCAATAATTCTCGTGCTTTACATTTCTTTCTTGGTGCTTTCCCCGTGGTTGGCATATGGCTTACCTCCATGGGAATCAGTACTATGGCTTTCAATCTTAATGGTTTCAACTTTAACCAATCAGTAGTTGATGCTAATGGTAAAGTTATTCCTACATGGGCTGACGTCTTAAACAGACAGAGTCTAGGTATGGAAGTAATGCACGAGCGTAACGCTCACAACTTCCCACTTGATCTAGCATCTGCTGAGTCAACACAAGTTGCATTATCCGCACCTACAATAGGCTAATGAATCCTGAAATGTTCTTAATGTTTCCCACCCCGATTCTAAAGTTTAGTCTCGCTAGACATCAAGAACATAAGGAAACATACGTTCCAAAGGTACTTGAGTTTTTTAACTCTCGTACCGGGAACCCCTCACACTTTGAATCACGACAGGAAAACTCATACCTGTTGATGAATGTAGACTCTGGTCTAGACATCAGAGATACCCAACTAGATAATATGTGTGTACAATACACAAACTATTTATCTGGTAATAAACTTCTTAGCTTTAGCAGGAAGTCATGGTTCGGAGTGCATAATCCTGAGATGCACATACAATCCCATGCTCATTATGGAGCATTGTTTTCCGGTGTGTATTATATGCAGTACGACCCGGAGTATGATTACCCTACTACATTCACCAGTCCTATACAGAACGAGATAGAGAACTGGGATGGTGGTAGGTTTGAACCAAACAATGAACATACAATACCGTCTACCTTTCCTAACTACTTCAATATAAAAGAAGGAGATGTACTTCTGTTTCCATCATGGTTATCACATTATGTACCTCGTTCTAAAGAAGGAGCAAAGAAAAGAATTACGTTTGTATTCAACACATTTTTACAGGATGAAACATCAATCAGATAAGATGAGAGCAAGCATCACCTATTATGCCCTCGAAAAAAATCAAGAAGAAAAGAAAGAAACTGATAAAGAACTTTCTGATAATTCTGACGACGATAACTAATATCTTTATCATCTCTGGTGTCACCCGACACTGGCAGCCACGTCCGTTCATCCCTCCGGGGACGCATGAGAACTAAGCATGGAACGGGGCTTAGTATATGGAGATAACCATGAAAGTTACTTTCGTATATCGTGGCGTTGCTTACACAAGAATAATCGGTTAAGCGGTCTGGGAGGTGCAAGTCCTCCCTATTCAATTTGGCTAAAGCCCTCTGCGGAGGATACCTTTATGCCGTCGACGGTGGGAAAAGACCACAATCTCAATGAGTCCAATTAAGACTCCTATAATTCTAGATCTAGGAACGACAATATATACCTTTACATTTTAAGTAAATCATGGCACATCAGTCATCCGATTTAACTACCAATCTAACAAGACAAGGTCAGTTAAATTCTTCAGGTGACGCTCGTGCACTCTACCTTAAATTGTTCAGTGGAGAAATGTTCAAAGGCTTCCAGCATGAGACAATCGCTCGTGACATGGTAATGAAGAGAACATTAAAGAATGGAAAAAGTTTGCAGTTCATCTATACAGGACGCACTACAGCCGAGTTCCATACTCCCGGAAATTCAATTTTAGGAAACAGTGACGGCGCACCTCCAGTCGCAGAAAAAACTGTGACATGCGACGATCTCTTAATCTCATCCGCATTCGTGTATGAGCTTGACGAGACACTTGCACACTATGAATTACGTGGTGAGATCTCTAAGAAGATCGGCTACGCACTTGCAGAAAAGTATGACCGTCTCGTATTCAGAGCGATCACTAAAGGTGCAAGACAGGCTTCTCCTGTAGCAAAGACAAACTTCAAAGAGCCCGGTGGTACACAGATCAGAGTTGGTACAACAACTAATGATTCTGATGCTTACTCATCTACTGCTCTTGTAAATGCTTTCTATGATGCAGCAGCAGCTATGGACGAGAAAGGAGTATCTTCTCAAGGAAGAGTATCCGTTCTTAACCCAAGACAGTACTATGCTCTTATCCAAGAAGCTGGTACAAACGGACTTATCAACAGAGACGTACAAGGTACAGCACTTCAGTCAGGTAACGGAGTAGTTGAAATTGCAGGCATCAAGATCTACAAGTCAATGAACATTCCTTTCCTAGCTAAGCATGGTGTAGCTTATGGCGGAACTACAGGTAAGACATCTCCTTCAAACTTAGGAGACCATGTCGGTACAGCTCTAGCTGACGGCAGAAAGTCTGTAACAGGACTTAACAACAACTACGGTAACAGCACAGACTTTGCTAAATCTTGTGGATTAATCTTCCAAAAAGAAGCAGCAGCAGTTGTAGAAGCTATCGGACCACAGGTTCAGGTAACTTCAGGTGACGTTTCAGTAGTTTACCAAGGTGACGTAATCCTTGGAAGACTAGCTATGGGTGCAGACTTCCTAAACCCAGCAGCAGC